ACATGATCATGCGATTTTAGTTGATGATTCCATCGGTTGTATCACTCCATTCAATGCAAAAGGCGGTCACGGCATTCTTCACACAAAATCTACTGATACGATCCAACAAATTCATGATACCATTCGTGGAATTCGTGGGTTACATGCATTAAAATTTGGATACGACTCAATGGGTTCTTATGCTTGATATTTTTGGACCAACCTTTCAATGGATAAAAGATGATTATCGATCCCATCCCTTTCGTTTTGCTGTTGAGTTGCTTGCTTGGGCTATTAGCATTGGTTGTGCGATCACTATGGCTGTCACAGTTCCCAATCCCCCTTTATTGGCTCTTTATCCTGTTTGGATCTCTGGTTGTGCCATGTACGCTTGGGCTGCTTATACTAGGAAATCATTTGGCATGCTTGTTAACTACCTCTTGTTAGTAGCAATTGATATGTTTGGTTTGTTTCGGATGCTTACTCAGTGAATATATTTTATCTTCACGAAGATACTAAAGAATGTGCAAAACAACATCTTGACAAACATGTCGTTAAGATGATTCTAGAATACGCACAACTTTTGTCCACTGCTCATCGTCTTCTTGATGGGTATGAGTATGAAGGTAAGTCTATTTCTGGTCGCAAAGCAATGCGATGGAAATTAGATGATTCTCGTGAAGATAATTTGTATCTTGCATCGCATATGAAACACCCATCTGGTATTTGGTGTCGTCAATCACAAGATAATTATTGGTGGTTATATAATCTGTGGCGAGATCTCATGAAAGAATATACATTTCGTTATGGTAAGCATCATGTCGCAGAAAGATTGATTCCATTCTTATCTTTTGCGCCAACTAATATAACAGAAAGTATTGCAACTCCAATGCCACAGTGCATGCCAGAGCAATATAAAGTACCAACTGATTCTATTCAAGCATACCACAACTACTATATTAATGACAAACAACCATTTGCTGTTTGGACAAATAGACCAATTCCAGAGTGGTATGTTTGTGAGTGGAAAAATAGAAACCACAAAGCAGTATATCAAAAACAAAACGATAAAATAAAATTTAGAATGGTTCCTGCTTAAATGCAATACATAAATTTATTTCCAACACCATTGTTTATTGATGATCAATTAGTCCTTGCAAAAGAAATTCTACCTGTCGCTGAAGATTATATAAACCAACATGGTATTAAATATCTTGGACAGGAATCGTACGATTCTACTTATAGCATTAACTCTGCATCACTTTTGCAACAAAATGATTTTAGATTAAATAAACTTAATAATTATATAAGCACTGTCTCTAGAAAATACTTTGCAGATAATTGTATAGATTCTAGTATGTGGACTCTTAAACCATATTATCTGTTTAATAAAATAAAAGCAGGTGGCACTCATCAAGCGCATACCCATCCAGGATCTATACTTTCTGGATGTTTTTATTTAAAAGTCCCACAGAATTCTCCACCAATAATTTTTAATGATCCCAGAGTTTACTGGAAATTTATACATTATGCTATTAATTTCGGGAGACCCCGAGAAGATTATAAATTACTACCTGAGTATGTGATTAATCCGATCGAAGGAACATTTTTAATGTGGCCAAGTTGGTTAGAGCACCAAGTACCTACAAGTATTAGTTCTGAAGAGCGAATTTGTGTCGCTTTCAATCTTAATCCGAACTAAATAAAACGAAGGAGTTATTATGCCAACTTATGTATTTCGTAATAAAGAAACTGGTGAACAGTTTGAAAAATTGATGAAGATCTCAGAACTCGACTCATTCAGAGCCGACAATCCCCAATTAGAAACAGTAATTCAAGCAGTGTCATTTGGAGATCCCACTAAATTAAGTTCAACACGTAAATTTGATACTGGATTTAAAGAAGTCCTACAAAGGATACATGAAAAAACTCCAGGAAGTCAATTAGATAAGTCATCTTCACAACTATAAGGAATTCTAATGGCTCGTACCACAGCAGCAAAAAAAGTAATAGATCTACATAATGAAGAACGTGAGTCAAAGCCAGTTGCTAGTAATCAATTAAAATTACGATTAGATAATTTAAAAACATTTCAACCATTAACAGATAATCAAAAAAAATTCTTCGATGCTTATAAACTAGGTGACTACTTTATAGCATTGCATGGTGTCGCAGGAACAGGTAAAACTTTTATCGCACTTTATAAAGCAATAGAAGAAGTTCTCGATAAAAATAATCCATTCAATAAAATTATTGTAGTTCGATCTGCAGTACAATCACGTGAGATGGGACATCTTCCAGGAGATGTAGGTGAGAAGATGGAAATCTATGAACAACCTTATCGTCAAATCTGTCACCAGTTTTTTGATCGCAAAGATGCATGGGATCGTTTAGAAGAACAGGGTCATATTAGTTTTATCTCTACATCTTTTATTCGTGGTATGTCATTTGATAATGCTATTATTATTGTTGATGAGATGCAGAACTTAACTTATGAAGAGATTGATACAGTTATGACTCGTGTGGGACATATGTCTAAAATTCTTTGGTGTGGTGATTATCGTCAAACTGATCTAAATAAGAAACGTAATGATATGTCAGGTATTCTTAAATTCTTTGATATCGCTCAGCATATGAAAGCATTTACTCGTATTGAGTTTACTGTAGACGATATTGTTCGGTCATCCTTAGTCAAGGATTATATTTTGGCTAAACTAAAATACGAAGATTACGAGGACAGAAAATGATAACATCAGAACAATTTCACCATCTATTTCCAAGAGCACAAGACCCAACATCATGGGCAGAGTCTATGTGTAATGTATTTCCAACATATGATATAACAACACCAAAACGTGTGGCAGCATTCCTCGCTCAGTGCGGTCATGAGTCTGGTGGTTGGACAGTGTTTGAAGAAAACCTTAACTATTCAGCACAAGGATTAAATGGTATCTTCAAGAAGTATTTTCCTACACTTGAATCTGCACAACCTTATGCACGCAAACCAGAAATGATTGCCAATAAGATCTATGCTAATCGTATGGGTAATGGCGCACCAGAATCAGGTGATGGATATAGGTTTCGTGGTCGTGGACCAATTCAACTAACTGGTCGTGCAAACTATACAGCATTTGCTAAAGAGATGTTTGAAGACTGGCAGAATGTGGTAGATAATCCTGACTGGGTTACTGCTGATCGTGATTTTGCTCTTATGTCAGCTATTTGGTTCTGGAATAAAAATGGACTAAACAAAGAAGCAGACGCAGGTGATCTAAAATTAATGACCAAAAAGATTAATGGTGGTTACATTGGACTTGAAGATCGCATTAAACATTATAATGAGTGTATTGATTTACTTACCTAATGCCAACATTTATACATCATGATCTTCCCAAATTGGAACGTACCGACTCTAACCAAGTTAGACTTTACAAAACCCCGTCGGGTCGAGCCTATCCAAGCATCACCACCATTACAGGACTCCACTCAAAACAAGGAATCCTCGAATGGCGAAAAAGAGTCGGAGAAGCAGAAGCAAATAGAATCTCCAGCCAAGCAAGTAAACGTGGAACAAAAGTCCATGGATATTGTGAATCATATCTCCGCAGTGAACTCTGTGAACCTGACACGTTCGATTCAGAGATATTTGGAAGAATTAGACCCTACCTCGAAAAAATAGATAACATACATGCATTAGAAACACCATTGTATTCTGATCATCTTGAGGTTGCTGGGACTGTTGATTGTATTGCTGAGTATGAAGGTAAACTTTCAGTTATTGATTTTAAAACTTCAAGCAAACCAAAGACTAGAGATCACATCCATGGCTATTTTATGCAGACTGCAGCATATGCTGTGGCATTCGAAGAACTAACAGGAATTCCAGTAGGAAGACTGGTTATCATAATGGGTATAGACGATAATCCGACAAAAATATTTGTCGAAAAAAGAGATGACTGGATCGATGGATTTAAAAGTCTAAGATTAGAATATAAAAGTAAACATGGAATCTAATATTAATTTTTTTGAGCATGTATTATCTAATGATGACTGTCAGACATTAATAAATTATTTACTAAATGATACTCCATCAGCAGTTTCATTAGATTATAATAATTTAAAAAGAACACGAGTATTAGAGCATTACATTGTTATTGATCTAAGTAAAAAATTAAATATCAATTTTGATCGAGCGTTTTTAATGCATTATAATGCAGGAATTGGTTCCGTATTACATAATGATAACTATTCGATTGAAGAATCACGAGAAGTATTTAATGCATGGAAATCTTCTGCTGTTGTGTTTTTAAATCAAGAATTCGATGGTGGAGAATTGATTTATCCAAATCAGGGGATTACTATAAAACCAGTAACAGGTAATATGGTAATTGCACCAGCAGATGAAAGCGCACCACACTTCGTGAGTCCATCATCTTCAGATAGATATGTATTAGTATTAAGAATTATTTGACACGTAAGAATATATAATGTATAATTGTGATATTGCTGTATGAAGCAAAGAGAAAAGTGTTCTGGACGGGAGTTCGATTCTCCCCACCTCCACCAAAAAGATAATTATGAAAAATAGATATACCGCATTGTGTCCAACTTGTTTTATTAGATTTCAGTGGATAAAGGACAATGGGTTATCGAAACATAAGTGTCTTTCTGATGGGGGTGACTAGGTTTCGACAGGGCAACAAGTAAATGCGTGGACAGCACGAGACAGATACTCGTTAAAAGTAAAAAACCGTAAACGCAAACGACGCACAGTTCGCATTAGCAGCCTAAACACTGCTTAGGGTTTCGGTAGGTTTCCTCGTAACAGAATAACCTACCACTTTATTATGCCAGCCACGTAGTGTGCCAGCCATATAATTTTAACCTTATTACAACTTATAGGAAAATAAATGAAATTGAAACTTATCACTGCTGCTTCTCTAGTAGCATTCTCTGCAATGGCAAGCGCACAGTCATCTGTAACTGCAACATATGGTGTTAAAGAAGCAAATGTTACAAGTGTGCAGAGCCATGTAACGAACATGTCTGTTAAGACTCGTGCATTTACCAATGTCGATCTTGATGCAGGTATCAATACTGAAACTGCTGACGTAGCACGCACTGTTACAAATCGTTATGAAATTGGTGTATCTACAGGAATGGATCTAACTTCATTTCTTCGTGGTGATGTTCGTCTTGGTACTGGTATGAAGCAAAAATCAGGTGTTCAAGACTTTGGTTACTACTCTGTAGAACCTGGAGTTACTGCAAAGTTTGGTGATATTAGCACACGTGTAGCATATCGCTATCGTACTGCATATGACTCAAATGTTAATGCTGATACTAGTCAAACTATGCGTTATAGCGTAGGTTATGCATTAACTAAGAAAGATGCTATCCGACTTGGATATGATGTTCAAAGTGGTGATGGTGCTAACAAGCAAACTACTATCGCTTACACTCGCTCATTCTAATTTAAGAGTTGATGGTCTCTTTAAAACCATCATGGATTAGTGAAGTCTTCGCTTGATGTTAGCAACCGATCACCCAATGGTATCTTGTACTAACTTATAGTGGCAACATTAATATTGTCAATTTATTTTTAATTGTTAGGATATGATATGAAATCACTTATCGCATTGGTAGCATTGGCATTCGCATCACTTTCTTTTGCAGCTGAACCTGTTAAGAAAGAAGAATCAAAGGCTCCAGCAAAAACTGAAGCAAACTGCGTAACTAAAGATAAATCTGGTAAGTGTCCACCTGCTCCAAAGTCTGAAAAGCCTACTCCTAAAAAAGTAGAACATAAAGACGAAAAGAAAGCAGACGCACCAAAAGCAGAAGCCGTAAAGAAGTAACAATTCCTAAATAATTGTTACAGTGGGTTGAAGGATCCCAATAAAACCTTCATTTTACACACACAACACAAAGGAGTATTTTATGTCAAATCTGACACCATTCGAAATTCGTCTTGAACTATTAAAAATGGCCAAAGACATGTTAAATGATGATTATTATGGGAAGCGTGAGGTTATTAGCAATGTTTGGCAATCCAAACTAGAAATTGCTAAAATCAATGGTGGTGAGTTGCCCGAACATCCAGGGTTTCCAACTTATCCATCAGAAGCTGAAATCATTTCAAAAGCACAAGTGCTTAATGGTTTCGTTTCAAACATCCCAAATATAGATACAAAGACTAGCAAAAAGTCTGCCTGATCGGGATAGGAGAAGTGCATTTTGCACTTCTCTCTAACTTTAAAAGGAGAACTATGCGACAATATCGTTTATATGTTCCAATCATACTATTAATACTATGTTTAAGTTTTTATTTGAATTCAGTACTATCAAGTAAAGACATTTATTTAAAGATTAACTATTCACAGTTAACACCAGAATCTCAAGAACAAGTGCGTTGTCTTGCAGACAACATTTATTATGAGGCTGGCTATGAGCCAGATGATGGTAAACTTGCAGTCGCACTCGTCACAATGAATCGTTTACAAGATCCAAGATATCCAAAAGATATTTGCTCTGTAGTCAAACAAAAGGTAAGATCAACATGTCAGTTTAGTTGGTTCTGCGAAAACGTAAAAGCCAAAAGAAATGAAGTATACAATAAAGCAATGGAAGTTGCTCTTGATGTCTATGCTAATTATGAGAAGCTGACAGACATCACGTATGGTGCATTATTTTATCATGCTGATTACGTCAATCCAAGATGGAAGTTAGAAAAGACGACTGTTATCGGTAGACATATTTTTTATAAAGAAAGTGAAGGAAAAGATGATGCAAAAAATGAACATTCAACTAAAGGAAGATCAGTCTTCTAAACATTCCTTCTTCTTACTAATGGAAGAAGTTACGTTGACTAGTGTGAAACAAGCAGTTGAGTGGATATTCGAAGCCAACTTCTCTGAAGAACCACCTGAACTAATGAATTTAATCATTACAAGTCCAGGTGGTGATTTAAATGCTGCATTTGCATTGATTGATACTATTCGTGGTTCTTCAATTCCAGTTAGAACAATTGGACTTGGACAAGTTGCCTCAGCAGGATTGATGATCTTTATTGCAGGACATAAAGGACATCGTCTGCTGACACCAAATACATCAATACTCTCGCATCAATACTCTTGGGGTGCGTTTGGTAAAGAACATGAACTGTTCGCTACTGTGAAAGAGTTTGATTTAACTACCAAGAAGATGATTTCCCATTACAAAAAATGTACTGGGTTATCAGAAACAAAAATTCGAGAAGTGCTATTGCCACCTCAGGATATCTGGCTTAGTGCTATCGAAGCAAAAAAGTTAGGACTCTGCGATGACATTAAAGAACTTTCTTAATTATTGTAAGTATTCTGGTGTATGGATTTCTCTCACATTAAATCCATATCACTGGAGATTATCATTTGACTACACAAAACCAGATGATATGGATCCAAGTTTATATTCTATCCATATCAGCATTGCGCCATTATCAATAAAATTTGTATTGGATGATGGATCATGGTAACAGGAATTTTTACAAAACTTAAACCACCTTCTTTTTTAAAGGAACTTATTATGTCAGATAATGTTTTTATCATTTCAATTGCACTTGCTGTTTTGACTGCGATTTGCGCACTTGGTCATGATTCATATGTTTCAACAAAATCTATTGAAAGAAACATTGAATCCGCTATCGTTAAAGGTATCGATCCATTAGCTGTTCGTTGTGCTTATGCTAAACGAGATGACACTATTTGTATCGTTTATGCATCTTCACACAACTCACCCTCCAGTTTGTCTAGTTCTAAAAAGTAATACTTTAGGATTCTAGCCGATACCCCTCATCTTTTGAGGGGTATTTTTCCTTGTAGAATCAACAACTTACCCTCTCTCCAGAAAGTTGTTGTCTTTAATCGACCTTTGGAGCATAATATATCTTATAGTGAATGAGAAAGGTTTATTATGAGTCGAATGGCTGAATTAGACATGGAAATAAACGATGCGTTAGATGCACATCGTGGTCCAGAAAATTGGATGTCCTGCGAGGAAATTGCATTTCAATTGGAAATTCCAGTTGAGTTGGTGCATCAGGTTGTTGAAAACAGATGGAACATTTTGATTGGAGAATCAGTATGAGTTTACTTACAGTCGGCAACCCAAAATTGCTTAAAGGTGAGAAGAAAGGCTATTTGTCTTCTGTTCTACACTTTGCGCCAGCAACTCTTTCTGGTAAAGAAGTCTGCCCCAAGCGCACAGCTGGATGTACTGCTGCATGTTTGAATACTGCTGGTCGTGGTGGCATCTTCAAGAAAGGTGAAACCACCAATGTGATTCAAAAAGCACGGATCCGTAAGACCAAAGCATTCTTCGAAAATCGTCAAGCATTTCTCAATGAGTTGACTGTTGAGATTATCAAAACAAAAACCAAAGCAGAAAAACAAGGACTGATTCCAGTCTTTCGTTTGAATGGCACTTCAGATCTCGCATGGGAAAAGTATGAAGTTGCAAATGGTAAAAACATTTTCCAAATGTTTCCAGAAGTGCAATTTTACGATTACACCAAAATCAACAATCGCAAAGTTGCACACATTCCAAACTACCACCTGACTTTCTCTAAAGCAGATGGAAACGATATGGATACTCGACTTGCAATTTCAAATGGTATGAATGTCGCAGTTGTATTCCACAAAGTGCCAGAGAACTATCTTGGTCGTCCAGTTATCAATGGCGATGAGACTGATCTTCGTTTCTTGGATCCTAAAGGTGTTATCGTTGGTCTCAAAGCCAAAGGTAAAGCCAAGAAGGATCTTTCTGGATTCGTAGTTACTGCTTGACATTAATTCATAATTAGAGTATAATAGAACTTATGCAGATGCTACATACATCACTTGGTAAAACCAAGAAGAAGAAACCGACTGCCAAACAACGAGAGTTGCAGTCGTCGTGGGAAACCATGTTAAAGAAGTATGCCACAAAGACGATTGCACCTAAACAACAATCACTCAGTGAAGTATACTCGCTCGGGAGACCTGCTGGTCGGGAGACCCCTAAGATTCCGAGTCTTCCATTCAGTGGTGCACCATGCACTAAAAAAGACTCACCAGTCTACACTGGATCTCTAATTAAGGGTATTGGTACTATGCACAAATCAAATGCCATACCAATTTTTAGTGATGAACAAGCAGTTGAAATTGCAACAATGAGGAGATGATATGAAAGTGTTCTCTGCATTCCCAACTCCGATATATATTAATAATATTGAATACGATAATGATCTACTTAATACTGTGAAAACCTATGACTATGAATCATTTCACTCTAAAGAACTATCTGGTCGTTACACAGTATCTAAAAATATATTAGATAAATCTGAGTTGAAATTTTTAAGAACAATTATTGAACAAAATTATAATACACTTTTTTATGATATACTTGGCTTTAATAAAGAAATTGAATTTAGAATAGCAACATCTTGGGTAGTTAAATTAGAACCACAAGATTTTGGACACAAGCACTATCATTGCAATAGTTTTTTTAGTGGAGTGCTCTATTTGGAAGTTGATGAGACCACTAGTCCCATCGTCTTTTATAGAAATACATCAAACATAAATGAAATGGGTAATCCAGTTATAATTGAAATTCCATTTGATGAAGACTTCTATTATAATGAATTTAATTCGCCATCTTGGAAATATCAACCAAAGAAGGGTGATTTGATTTTATTTCCATCTAATTTGGCTCATATGATGCCAGAAAATAGTTCTAACATCACAAGATATTCACTGGCATTTAATATATTTCCTTATGGAATATTCGGTAAAAATACTGAAAACGCATTGGAGTTAAAATGAAAACTTTACAACAACAAGAAACTGAAGCAGTCTTAGCAATGGGCGAGCAGTTAAAAATTTATGAACAACAAATTGATGTTCTCAAGAAACGAATCGAGAAACTTGAGTCTGATAATGAAGCCTTAGTTATGGATGTTGCATTCTATGGTGGTAACTTGCTTAACTTGTCTTGCAATAATAAATAAGGTATAATTATGAATAACTTTGAACTGGCTAACCTACACTTCAAATATCAAGATCTGCAATTAGAGGTTATGAAATTGGATAAATTTTTCACGATGTACTTAGATAAATTTTCTAAAAAATTAGATCCTGAAAAACCAAATACTCCAATCTGGAAATTATACAAACAAAAAACGAAAGAATATCATGATCTTTGCAGAGAACTTCGAATCACCGACTACTACATTAAAAGAAAAACCAATGTTTAAAACAGCCAACGAATTTTCAATGCATATTGAAGAAATTGTTCGTGATAAGAGATTGTCTTATATGGATGCTGTCTTGGAATACTGCAAAGAAAATTATTTGGAACCAGCAGATGTTGCATCTCTGATAAATAAATCTCTAAAGGATAAGATTGAAATGGATTTTAGAGAGTTGAACTATCTACCTAAACAGGCAAAATTGGATGTGTGATGGATGGCTTTAAAGCGTATCGTTATTACCTAGCGATTAAACTTCATTTCACTTCTGAAAAATTTAACGTCTTCGAAAATCGAGGTAATGTTAAAGGTACACGTGAAGCATTCACCGCCAGAAATGATAGATATATATTCGAGAAACTTGCCAACAAGTACAACGATGATAGAGAAATTATTCAGTTCTTTGTTGCAAATTTTGCTTATGGTAATGAGTCTGCGATATATGAAGGACAACAGGCAGAAGAAAATCTTGTCGAATGGATTAAACGAAAACAGTCAATCACACAAAGGTTCATTGATGACTTAGCTACTATATTAACACACACTGAGGTAAATAGGTTACCACAAACATCTATCTTCAACTTTATTGATTCTGCATATCCAGTTACATTAGAGTTGTTTGTTGGAGGTAAGGTATCGATAGAAACTCTTAGGATTATAGATGATTTTTATCCGATAATTGCAAAATGGCAAGATAATACCTCTATTAAATATATTTGGAATCAAGAATTGTTGAGAATTAAAAAGTTGACTGGCTTCGTTAAATACGATAGAATTAAGGCTGAAAAGATCTTTAGTCACTTCATGGAAGAAATCGAGATTTGACATCATGGGCAAGACATATTATAAGTCATCGAAATCAGATGATGATAGTTTTGGTGGTCGTTCAGGGAAACCTGCCAAACATGCTAGTGGTCGAAAGACTGGTGGTATGAGAACGATAAATAGTTATGTTGAAGAAGATTATGATTTAAACAATGAAGACTTTGATGACGACATTGAACTAGATGATAAAATACAAATCGACCATACTAAAAATAAACCGTAATATTAATATAAAGGAAATACGATGGACATTCAAACACTCCGCAAAATGCGCAATCAAGACTTCGGAAAAATCTCTGGAGAATTCGATAAGATTGCTAATCCCCAAACCGAAAAGAAATCATATTCAGACGATCGCTTCTGGCGTCTCGAAGGTGACAAAGCTGGCAATGGCACAGCAACTTTCCGATTCCTACCACGTGTAGAAGGTGATGAACTCCCATGGGTTCGAATCTTTTCTCATGGCTTCCAAGGTCCAACTGGAAAGTGGTACATCGAAAATTCTCTAACCACTCTTGGTGAGAATGACCCTGTTGGTGAGTTGAACACAACTCTTTGGAACTCTGGTTCTGAAGCCAACAAAGAAATCGCTCGTAAACAAAAACGTAAGTTGTCATTTATTGCCAACATTCTCATTGTGTCTGATCCAAAGCATCCAGAGAATGAAGGTAAGGTATTCTTGTTTAAATTTGGCAAGAAAATCTTTGATAAGATCATGGACAAAGCACGTCCAACTTTCGAAGACGAAAAGCCTGTAAACGTGTTTGATTTGTGGGAAGGTTCTAACTTCAAATTGCGTATGCGTAAGAAAGATGGCTACGCAAACTATGACGAATCTTCTTTTGCAGATCCAGCACCTGCTGCTTCTGATGAAGACTTGGTTCGTATCGTAAATGGTCAGTACAAGTTGTCTGAGTTTACTGATCGTAGTAACTTCAAGTCTTATGATGAGTTGAAGAAGAAACTAGATGCAGTTCTTTCTGGTGATTCTTTTGCTGGTAAGTCTGCTGCACAAATGGCTGAAGAAGAAGATCGTCCTGTTGCATCTGCACCAAAGATGGCTTCTAAACCAGCACCTGTGTCAAAGTCGATGGATGACGATGAAGATGTTATGTCTTATTTTCAGAAGATCGCTAAAGAAGACTAATTAGTTTTTACCAAAAAGAAAGGGGACGAAAGTCCCCTTTTTTATTATGCGAATTTAGATCGTAACCAACTACTTGCTGATGATTCAGGATTTCTTATCGCTGGTCTTGTTACTTGCGTTACATTAGAGTTGTTTGTTACTGGTGCATTTACTGCGACAGTGCCACCACCCTTAGCATTTTGTCCCTTAACTTCGGCAGAAGTATCTGCATTCATTTTAGAAGCATTGGCTACTTTAGTACCATCCACTTGCATGGCACCACCAGCTGCAACGAATGCTGTTGCTTTTAGCCATGGGAAGTCATTGACAGCATCCATTCCACCTTTTGGAATTTTACCGAATGCTACCATAGCACCACTCAACTTATCGAGTCCCATTGCTGCTTTCATCACACCTTCGCCATTTTGACCAATTTTAATCAATTGTTCAACAGGACTATCAGTGCCAATAGTCAATAGTCTACCAACTAAGTTTCCGATACCAGCAACTGCCTGACCAGCACCAAATGCTGCCATAGCAAGACCCAATGCAGCTACACCTGCTGCTACTGATAGTAAATTACTACCATCCATCTTTCCTATTCGTTCGAGACCATCGGTCATGTCAGAAAAACCTTTTCCAACTGCCTGCATGGCTTCACCGATTACATACAACGCACCACCCATTAATCCTAATGCCACTGCGCCAGCAATAATTAAAGGTGCTGCTGTACCAGCAATTGCACCGATTATTCCAAGTCCTGCCACTGCTGCTAATCCTTTACCGATTGTTTCCCAATCTAATCCTTGGAAATTTTGCATAGCATCACCAGTGATCCATAGAGCACCAGCAAGTATTACTAATGCAGCACTGCCAATTAACATAGATGGAGAAGATTTTCCAAGCAACATAGCAATGCCAGCAAGTCCTAACAATGCCACCCCACCCATAGCGATACTTTCCCATTCGACATCAGCGAATTCTTGAAGTGCTTTTGCCGTTACGTATAATGCGCCAGCAAGTATCACCATCGATGCAGCACCTTTGATTACATTTGCATTACCAAATGAACCAATACCTTTAGCGATTCCAGTTAACAAACCTTGTATACCTGATCCAATACCTTTACCTAGTCCAGCGATACCACCACCAAGTGCTTTAAGACCAGCACCAATTCCAGCCATTATACCGCCACCACCTTCTCCACCAGATGCAGCCTGTGCTTTAACTGGTGTAGAATCACCTCTGGTATTTTCCTCAATCTTTTCCAGAAGATCAGTTTGAGAACCCATCATTCGATTATTTTCTAATTCAGTTTCTTCAGACTTACCTGCATTTGCTGCAGCTGTGGTAGCAGTTGGTGGTTTTAATCCAGCCGAGTTACCACTAAGATTACTAAGTATCGCTCTGTTCACTGGAGTTGGACTTTTCACATCAGTACTATAATCGTACTTTGCATATTCATCTGCACTGGCTTGTCGTTTATCTAATAAAGCACGACCTGCTTTAGATTTACCCATCTCGTCATCACTATGACCCGTAATAGATTTAAACTTTTCTATAGCAGCTTCATTTTTCTTTATTTCTTTTGACGCATTGTGCGCACCCTCATAATCTTTTTTCAGCTGTTCACGTGTTCCTGGATTACCGAGTGCTTTTTGTTTTTCAATAAACTTTTCTCTTTCCATACTTTTATTGAATACACCACCGATGTTAAGTGCACCCATTACCTTCTGTTTCACATTACTAACAGATAGAGATTGTTTTAAGTTGTCTTTTTTATCTTGAATCTTTTCGCCGAGTGTTTTGAATGTTGTCATACCTTTAGCAATTTCAGATATTGCTTTGGCTTCTTTGTCCCATTCTTTTTGGAAATCTTCGTCAGACTTCCCCATTCGTTTCGTAGTTTTTAACTGATCAGATAGAGTATCTCTAATTTTAGCGAGGATAGCAGTATCGCTTGCCTGTCCTCCACCAAGTTTAGCAGCAGTGGCAGATTGAACCTTATTCGATAATTCCATTAGTTGTTTAATGGAAGTCAACTCACCTAATGTAGCAGATTGAACTGCTAAAATTTGTGAGAATCCTTCAGTAGTAGTACTGGTCTGTTCTCTAATACTAGAATTTACCGAACTGTTGCTGGTTCTCTTTGCCATTTTATCTTACTCTCTTTTGTGATTCTAATCTACGTTTTTCTTCTTCTAAATACTGAATCAACATATGCACATATATTTCTCGTTCAAACGGTATCATTTCCTCAATTTCCGTAAGCGAGTACTTGTGGTATTGCATTAAAGCAAAATTCATCTTATAATAATTGTGCAATGTCTCATGACAAAGGTTTATTAAAAAAAACTTTGGAGTCCCTCCAATGTCTTCTTATGTTCTTTACTACAAAGGGGACATGTGTACTCAATATCTTTTTTAATCTTAGGCATTGTAGTAAAGAATTTTTGTACTTTCAGAAACTGTTCTGAAGTTAAATTCTCAACGAATGCTAAAAGTTCTTTTTCTGTTTGTTCATGACCATGGAAAATTTCATCGCCTTGATAGATATAATCTATTGAATTTGCGATAATCTTAAAGATATTGTCGATATTTTCTGTATCTGCAAGTTCTAGTTTCTTGGACATTTCTACTGTTGGATATTTCATCACAACACCAACATCTCCAAACAACTCAATCTTTTTATTATGGTCTGCATCTTTTTCTACGGACAGTTTTGTTAAGTCAATACTAATCTTAACTTTGGCTTTGTCGTTTTCTTCACCATGATCTACATCACATGGGACTAAAATTTCAATAATTTCTCCAACAGACTTAGCACGAATCTGAGTAAACATATACTCAAGATCAAATGTTGCCAGTTTGTTAATATCAATCTTATCAAGAACACAAGAGCCGATAACACCCTTCAGACTATCTACCATCACAGATAAATCTTCACTTTGTTGGGCAATCAGCAGAGCCTTTTCTTCTTTAATAAGAAATGGACGGTATTTAATCGATTCATTAGTTGAGGGAACCACCATACTGTATGTTGGTGTACTCATCATTGGTAAAGACATATTATTCTCCTTTAGACATATTCTTAATTAACTTATTCAACTCACTTGTGCTACCTACAAAGATAGCATTGTTTGTCACCTTCTTACTCGTTTCTGATTTAGAAGGTGCATCAAGTTTGGCTTTTTGCTGATGTATATCCATAAGTTGTTGGTTAACATCGGCTAACTGTTTCATCAAATTACCCACGACTTCAAAAGCACGTGGGTGTTCACTAGATTTTGCTACTTCCAAAGCATGCATTAAAGCATTTTGTCCTGTAGTAAGTAACTCACGAAGATTATCTCTGGCTGTATCATAGTCAGATTCAATTCTTTCATTTGGTGGAGTTACTATTTCTCCTGTTTCAGCAACAATCATTTCATTCTTTGGTATTGAAGGGATATCAAAGACTTGTGACAAAGAATCATCAATTTTCATATTTATTAATCGTTTCTAGTGTTTCTTGTTGGTGGGTCACCTGGAAATCCTGCACCAAAACTTGCTGCTGGCGCAGGGGTTGGGAATGCTGGCGCAGGTACACCAGCAACTGGGAATGCTGGAGTTGTTGGTGTGATAGTAGGTGTAGCATTTGTTGCTGTTCCTGCAATCTTTTCTTGAGTTCTTCCGAATGCTGCGATACCTAATACCGCACCCATGGCTAAGTGAAACAAACCAGCACCTTGTAGTGTCAGTGGATTCCATTGAGTGACTGGCTGTTTCATTGTTGCCTGTAGTAATGCCCACAGAACTGGAAATATAACCATATCACACATACACACAATCATGTACATCCAACCCATAGCTGGACGCCACTTTTTCTGCATCCAGTCTTCGTCTTTTTTAACTTCTTTAATTTCATCAGCCATCTTTATCTCCTTAACGTCTTCTTAACAGACTTGGTATTTTTGTAACTAATTTTGCACCAATTGCACCTATAGCAAAATTCTTCAATTTGTCCACTAATGTATTTTGTTGTTTTGGACTAACTGAATCAACAGTTGTTGTAAAGTCTGGACTATATCTGCTCGCTGAATCTGGAATCACCCCATAAGTCTGGGATATGTGTTCATCAGATAATTTAAATCCATCTGCAACTCTTTCCGTAATATAGTATTTGTAGACAAAGTTCACTGACATCTTCATGACATCTTTTGAAGTTGTATCTAATTGTATAGCACCTACACTTTTTGGGTATGCTTCAAACATAGTGACTTTATATCTAACATTATTTTCTAGATCTTCCACGAATACTGTAATGTCTGTAATGTATTCTTTATAGTAGCTGAACAGACGAGTATCTGGATTTTGAATAGAGATTGTCCATGTATCAAACAATTCTTTAACTGCCATTGCTCTGTCTACATAAA